CTTTTTTTTTTCATTGCCCCCCAGCGAATCCAGCCGCCTGCCTTATAGGTAATAAGGCAGGCGTGGGGGCTGGCACCGTAACCCAGTTACCCAGTAGGGTACCCCCCACCCACGCACTTGTGCGTAGATGTATACATATATAAGGTGATGTATGTTTTATAGATTCCATCAAAACAATAGCAGGGGAACATTTAAAGAACCTGCAAAGCTTATTATCATAGAAGCGGATAATAGGGAAGAAGCAGAAGCTAGATTCCTGTCTATTAATGGAACATACTTTGATCCTAATTTCGAGATAGATTGCAAATGCTGCGGAACACGTTGGGATAGCGGATATGAATTAGATGAAGAAGAATTGCATAGATATATTAATCCTAGTGAAGATAACTGGGTAACATTTGATCCCCATATTCCTAGATTAATGGTTGTATATAAAGATAAGAATCCGCTAATCATACAGGAAAAGCAGGATACTAAAGCTTTCCTAAAGAATATAAAGGTAGACATAAAAGTATAAGGATATAGATATATAGGAATCTATGGATGTTGGGAATGTAGGAAATATACTACATTGTTCTTTGGAATGTAAAAGTTTATATATCTGCAAATGTATAGAGTTTTAACTTTGCAGATCTAAAAAAATTGTATCATATGTTAACGTATGGCAACATATGGTCACGGAAAAAAGGCAAACCCCCAGTATATCAAATCCAGCCCCCGTTGTCAAGGGGAAAAAGCGGGGGGAACGAAAAAAGAAAAACGCATCCCGTGGGTTGACCGTCGCATCCCTTCCGAGGTAGAATACCGCCATGCCCAACAACAACGACACCTTCCTCAAGTGGACCTACGGTAACAGCAAGCTTGAAAAGACTAGCGGTGAAGCTTTCAAGATTGTTGGATATGGTATCTCCGCTGATACCGATATCAATGGGGTTAATAGCTGTCCCGGTGCTAGCGCGTGCCGTGGTGTGTGCTATGCAAAGCAGGGAACCTATCTTTTCAGGAATGTTCGGGAAGCGCGTTTCTTTAATCTTCAGGCTTCCTTCCTTCCCGAGTATTCTGATATGCTTGTGAACGATCTTGCCAAGGTTTCCCGCAAGTATAATACCGTGCGGATCCATGATTCCGGGGACTTTCACACGCAAGCTTATCTCGATGCGTGGAAGCGTGCCGCTAGCGTTTTCCCTAATGTCACGTTTTATGCATACACTAAGAGTATGCACCTTGATCTTTTTTCTAACCTTCCCGTTAACTTTAAGCTTGTGCAATCGCTTGGCGGGAAGTATGATGATCAGGTAGATCTCACTAAGCCTCACTCCCGTATCTTTTCAACGGATGATGATCGTATCAATGCGGGATATGTCGATGGTAACATTAACGATCTTCCTGCTATTCTTGGGGATGTAAAGATTGGACTTGTTTACCACGGCGTCAAAAAGTTGACGGATGCACAGTCGAAGTTTTTCCGCTGATAGGTATTGACAGACGATCCGCACCATGCTAGAATATGGTGGTGCGGGAGTGTGCTGGCGCAGCCGCCAACTAGCCGCCACAAGTGTATCACAATGTCAAGCGGTAGTCAAGAAAAAAAGTAGTGCTTGCATCCACCACGCGGGAAGGGTATAATAAGCGCCATGAAAATCGAAAGCTACGAAGCAAAGGATGTTGTTGTCACCCGTCAGGAGATTGTGGAAACGGTTGCTTCTGCTCTGCGAGCAAAGTATAATCTCCCTGATGATTGGCAGATTGTTGATCATTATTGGGGACAGCAGGATCTTACGCTTGTGCTTCAGCGTATGATTAGCAAGGTTGATTCTATCTCGCTGTAAGGATATAATCATGGGAAAGACATACAAGGATAAGCGGGAATATGTTGATACTTCGCGGGATGTGTATCAGCTAATGTTGATTAACGGCGCAACAAAGGCAAACGTGCATAAGGATAGGAAGCGGGAAAGCAATAAAAAGAAATGCCGGGATGCCGTTGACAGTGACCGTGGGGAATGGTAGAATCACCTAACAACGAAAGGGAAACAAAAAACATGAACGCTCCTAAGTATGTCGGTCATTTCACGAAGCTTGATAACAGCATCCGCACGATTAACTTTTCCTTTGCAAAGGATCTTGATCCTGTTAATGGTAAGACTTGGCAGGCTTCCCGTTGCCGTCCACAGCGGGATAACATTCCCGTTGCAGAGACTCATGCGCTTGTGGTAGAGTATCTGCCGAATGGTTCCCATCAGTATCGGCACGTTAATCTCTCGAATGGTGTTTTCTATAAGGTGGATGGATGAATAAGTTTCAGGTTAACATGGATGAACTTAATACTTTGGTTAACATGGGTGTCCTTAGTATTATGATCATCGCTGCCGTCCTAGCTTTGTATAGCTATGGGATGGGGGTTATCCAGTAAAAATAAAAAAAGGGTTCCACCCACCCACCCCCTCGTTCAATTTTTTTTTTCTTCTATATGGGTTGACAGTAGCAGGCAAGCTAAGGTATAATATCCCCATGCAAACCACCACGGCAACGGCAAACGAGGCGAAGGTTAAGAATCCTTATCGTATTACTCTCTCTCAGTATTGCGAGGATAATGGAATCGAGGATCGTCTTAACTTGATCGAAGATCTTGTTAGCGATTGTGTGTGTCCCGCGCTTTGTAAGGAAGGATGCGAGGTGGAACCTGATGGAAGGTGCGAGCATGATTGTCCTAGCATTTTGCTTGCCTTGGGTTTGATTTAATAGTATAATAAAAGAATGTGGTCTTTTCTCGCCTCCGAACTGCTTCCGGCGCGAACATCTACCACAGAACAGATTAATAGGGAAAGGGAAAGATACCTATTAATCATTATATTAGATACCGCTTGGCATGGGTATTGCAGCCGCCGAGAAACGGCGGCTAGTTGTCAAGGGGTTGATTGTTGGGCAGGTACCTGCTAGGATGGACCCATGTTTATAGATTGTGATGATTGCGGGACACCCACCCATGTAAGCACGGTAACGACAGCGCCCTACATAGAGGGAACTCTCCCACATGTAGGACATTTGGGCACAGTCAAGGATCACTACATATGCATGGACTGTGCCAACGAGCGGGAGTACTGGAAAAAGAATACAGGTGTTGACTCCGTGGATATTCCCGGTCTATAATACGCGCATGAACAAGAAAGCACTCAAGGCAGCGCAGGAAACTTTGGACAAGGAATACAAAAAGCTTGACCGTGCATATCTGCGAACAATCAAGCTTGTTGAAAAGATTATCGACGAAGAAATCAGTAAGGCAAAGCTTGCAAAGCGGAACCGGACGCGGTAGAATATCACATCACCCCGCAACTAGGAAAGCAAACCATGCCCCGTAAGATGAAGAACAATGAAACTGGTTCGATTGTTGAAGTCCACAAGCACATCTGCACCCGTGGCTTTTGGGAGTTTTATATCATTGACAACAAGGTGGATTCTGATATCCGCGAAGCGGTTGTCATGGGAAGTGTGGTGGAGCGTGGTGATGTGTGCATGAGTGAGATCAAGCCTTTCATTATCACACAGTCTAGTAATCTTACGGGGGTCATGCCCGCTCCCGGTTGGGAATGGGTGAAGTAAAAACTTGACTCGCCTTGCCCCTCATGCTAGAATAGGTGGGGGGCAACGCAAGAAGCGTGCCAGCCGCGCAGGGCGCGGCGGCTGCTATTATATCACAGGCAAAAACAAAAAGCAACTAATAAAAAAAAATAAATGGGTACTTGACCCTACCCACCACTTCATGAAATAATGTGCCCATGACCACGAACGAGATTGCAGAGGCGCTGCAGAAGCACGCGGTTGAAAACTACGAAGTGAGCGGGTGGGATTATATTGTTGAGTGTTGGACCCGTGAGGAGATTGCACAGGAGCTTGAGCTTGTCAATGTCACCACGTTGGAAGATGCGATCCATGAGTTTGGCGAGATCGCACGCATTTGGGATGGTCGTCGTCGGGAAGTGCAGGCAGAGATCTTTTAATGCTTGACCCGTAGCCCGCACGGGTTTATAATATGCGGGCAGTCCACTCGCGGTAAGAAAGAAAAACAATGTCCATCGAAAAGCTCGCTGACGGTTCCCTGATGATCACTGGTGACAGCGTGATGACCTACCGCCTGATTGCTTTGGGCAAGGCATTGAAGCTTGACGCGCACGGTCGAAAGATTGGCATGAAGTTTTCTAATCGTGTCAACGTGGCGCAGCAGGCGCGGGACATTCTCGCGGATAACGGTGTCAAGCCTGCCCGTAACCTTGACAAGCTTCTTGAGCAGTATCAGAAGTTTCTTGTTGACGCTGGAATCTATCAGTCCTAGTTGACACCTTGCCCCTGCCCATGCTAGAATAGGTGGGCAGGTTGGCACAGGGGTTGCAAGCCGCCGAAACCGGCGGCTATTATATCATAGGCAAAAAAGAAAAGCAAATAAAAAAAACTAATAATTCCACCTACCCACGGGCAAACCCGCGCATGTTAGTCGATCCACGCGGGAGAGTCAAGGACGAAAAAAAAGCATCCGGGTAGTTGATTCTTTCAGAAACCCCGGTGTATAATAGGCGCATGACCAACGAAAACTGCAACGGCATCCACACGAAGCACGATGGTTCCTATTGGGTCAACGATGCACGCGGCATCCCGCTTGCACGGGTCTGCGCCAAGTGCGCGGAGCAAAAGCTTTCCAAGTATCGGAAGGATGTTCGCACTAACGCGAACTATTGGGCAGACGAGATTGTTGACGGCGACTAAGGTTTCAGCGTATAATAGCAGGGCAGTTAACCCGCTGTAGAGGAAACGATATGATTATCTTTCGTCGCTTGATTCGTTCCAAGGGTTCCAAGGCAGGCCACCTGATCGGTGGGCACCGTCACGCGGTGAGTGTCAAGGCATTGATTGCCCATGCAAAAAAGACCCGTCACGTTTATGCTTTCGTAGACGAGAACGGCAACGAGGGAACGATCCGCAGCGGGATCATCATGCGGACGGTTGATTCCCACGTTCGCAACATCATGACCGTTGGTGACGCGATCCAGCGTCCCCTGCCGTTTTCGGTTGACAACGGGCAGCTTCCTGATCCGCCGTCCGAGATTATTATTGCAGCCTAGTTGACAGGCCACTGGCTCCCGTGCTAGAATAGGCGGGAGCCTTGGCATAGAGGTTGCAGCCGCCCTTCGGGCGTCGGCTGGCACATTATATCATAGGTCAAAAACAAAAGCAACTAATAAAAAAAAATAGTTGGGTACTTGCACGCACCCACGGCTTCCTATATAATACCGCCATGACCCAGACCGCTTTCGATTTCATGAGCAAGTGGCGCTACTGCAACGTTTGCGACTATGGTTATTTCTCTAACCTTGTCAACTATAATCGTTGCGGCAACTGTGAAGAAAACATTAGGCGTGAACGTTTTACAAGGTACGTTATTGCTTTTGGAAAGTAGGAATGCTATAATGACCGCCATGACCAAGCCAAAGCGTATCAAGATTGTTCTTCACAAGGTTGTCTGCGTCAAGTGCCTGACACAATGGCAGACTAGCAATAAGGATACCAAGGTTTGCCCTTCATGCGTCAATGACCCTTCAACAATCCTGTCCCGTTGCCTTGCAAACATCGTCCGTCTGTGAGATAATAATGTCCATGCAAAACGAAAAGATCCAGATGCAGCTTGCGGTTGTCAAGGATTTCCTGACCGTTGTTTTCATGTTCGCATTTATTTATTCTTTGCTGTGGGTTGGCTTTGCTTTTGGTTTCTGATATATAGAAAGCCATTGGCACGGTTGGTGCAAGCCGCCCGCGCCTGTGGCGCGGCTGGTATTTTAGCATACCTAAAAAAGAAAAGCAACAACAAAAAGAAAAAAAGAAAAAGCGTTCCCCCCCTTGTGTGCGTCCCCATCTTCCTGTAGAATAGGCACATGACCAAGTTGATCAAGGCAAAGCGGGTTGGCGGTCTTTACTTCCTGTCCATCGGGCGGATCCAGATTTCCTTTTGTGTCAAGCGGAAAGAAAAGAAAAAGAAGATGTTGACCCTGCCTAGCAACCTGTGAGATAATAACCGCCATGAACGACGAAACCTGCAAGTGCTACGAGTGCAACACGGAGATCCCTGCTAACATGGGGTTCACGGTGTCCCGCGTCAGCCGGTTCAGTGGCAAGGTCTTTTACATGGACCTGTGCGATGATTGTTGGTATATCGACGGGGACGGCAACGTTCACACTGCCGTCGATGAAAAGGAAGTTTGACACGCAGTAGAAACCCGCTGTATAATATCCCTCGCAGTTAACCCGCTGTAAAGGAAGAAAAAAAACATGGCTACCTCCTCTGATATCGCGGCGAAGCTCAACAGCTACAAGCGGTCCAACGGTCAGCGTATGTTCTACGTCACGGATGCTGGCGTGGTGCTGGAAAACCCGGTGGTGGTTGGCAACGAGATTGCCTGCAAGGTGGAGGATCAGATTCTCCACTTCACTCTCAATGTCAACGTCTTTCGCATGATCCGCACGCGAAAGGTTGAGACTACTGAAACGTGGACGCTGGACAACTAATAGCTTGACAAGGCCGGGGGTTAGTGATAAGCTAGCCCCCGCGCCTTTGGCGCGGCTGGCATTATATCAGGTCTGGAAACAAAAGCAAGAGAAAAGAAAAAAAAAGATAAGGGCTTCCAAACGTCCCAGCTTTCCTGTATAATATCCCCATGAACAAGCTCACGAAGATTCGGCGCAGCGAGATGTGGCTCTGCACGAAGGGTGCCAAGCGTTACCTGAAGCGGTGGGTGAAGCGTTGCGAGCGGCAGCAGGGAAAAAAGATGTGCCGTTAGTAGTTGATTCCTTCAGAGAAAAAAAGCTATAATATCACCATGACCAAGAACTGCGACGACTGTGGTGTGAAGCTGCACGGGCAGTGCATTGTTGACGGTGGCAAGCTGATGTGCTTGGACTGCGCGGAAGCGTTCAACGATGAACAGGAGTTCGGCAGGGTGGACGACCGGGAGGAAACGGACGGCGACATCCACGACGATCTGGTGGATATGTACATGAACGAATATTAGTTGACAGGCGTTGGGGGGTTTGCTATACTAGCCCCCCGCGCCAGAGGCGCGGCTGGTATTATACCCCATGTGTAGTGGCGAGTCAAGCTAAAAGCGCAGCGTGGCAAAAATAAATAAACGCTTGTGTGTGGACCTGACCTGTGAAATAATACCGCTATGACCAAGAACGAAATGACGATTGAGATTCGCGTGGGCGACGAGCTTCAGGAGATCAGTGTGTCTACCAAGTGGGAGATTTGCGAGCGTTGCGAGGGCAACGGCAAGCACGATCCTGAGTCTTTTTCCAACGGTTTTACCGAGAGTGAGTTCTATGACCTCTTCGACGATGAGGAGGAGCGCGAGGCTTATTTCAATGGCAAGCACGATGTTGCGTGCCGCGAGTGCAACGCATCGGGCAAGGTGCGCGTGCCTGACCTTGACACGCTCACGGACGCGGAGCGTGAGGGCTACGACCGTGCGGAGGAAGACCGTGCGGACTACGAGCGCGAGTGCGCTGCGGAGCGCCGTTACCTTGGGGAGTATTAAGATAGTTGTTGACTTCCCCGATTGGGTGAGCTATAATAGCCGCCCTTTCGGGCGGGGGGCTGACACTATTATATCATGCCTGCGTAGGGGAGTCAAATAAAAAGATTGTTGTTGCCTTCCACCTCGGAGGGAGATAGGATGGACATATGGTTAATGAGAACATCCAGCATGAGATAGACAAGGTTGCCTTGACACTTCATAGACTAAACAATCTATGGAGCTTCACTGGTAAGCGTATCTCCTTTGCTGCTGATAACTATCTGCACTTGCATAAGGCACATGAGTTGGATAGACTGTTTGATCTTGTCTATGCTTACACAGCTGTGACAAAAGCTGTGACACATTTGACAGAGCAAGGGTTGATCATCCCAGATGAATGGGATAGAATGTATAGGAACATTGGTCAAAGTATTTTCTTTACCTTGCCTGAGCTGTTGCATAAAACAAAGCAGCGAAAGTTTGAAAGCGGTTACAAAAGTTTTTTTGCTAAGGCATGGAGGGAGTCCCCCCTCCCCTCCCTATCCCTCTGATATGCAACCGAAATATAAGTCTCTATGAAACTATCGTGATGGGATAAAAAAGGCTATGGTCAAAAATAAACTCTGGACCAAAATTGGGAATTTTTCATTTCTATGGGCAAGACAAAGAAATATAAACACGACATAGGAGATATCCTTGGTAGCTGGGATGATAGCTTGGGAGAACCACGTTTTCTCATTGCTACCGTTATTGATAGAGGTCTTAGCACATATAATAATCAACCGTATTATATGATCGAGTGGAGTGATAGACAAAATAAAACTTCACCAACGGATGAAATGAGTGTCACCAATGCAAAAGAATTGTTAGAAATTTATAAAGTGAATCCAACATATGAGTATGCTAGTGAATTTATAAAACAGAAATACAACGGCATTTATGGCAATAAAAAGAAAAAATAACTTCCGGGTCTATGAAGCAGGTGATTTGGTAACCTTGACCATCGATAACGGCGATGCAGGATATGGTATTGTTCTAGATATGCTGTTTGGTGCCGATGGTATGGAGCAATATTATATTGTAGAAAGTTTACATGATGGGCAGATAATCCGCTGTTTTTATCATGAATTAGCTTACATTTCATAAAATATACACTATTTATGTTATATGAACACAGCTAGCAAACTATATAGATTGTGGAAACTATATGAATATGCACCTTTGCGGATCAAACAAAAACGGGAAGATGCATTAACTAATTATATATTTCATGGAAATCATAAAGAAATAGCGGATATAGTTAGAAATTGGGATAATCTATATCCGGGTGATTATGGATCATTTAAAAAATATATAAATAGTGAACCAGTTATAAAAATGCATCTTGGACTAAATGAGAAAAAAACTATGAAAATTACTAAAGAATATCTAACAGAATTAATTCGTGAAAGCTTGAGAGAAAACTTAACCGAAGCTGAAGCCCTAAAGGGTCCATCACGCGGTGAAGCACACAAAGCCAAAAGCCGTGATGATTTGCGAAAAGTCGCTATGTCTTCTGGTCAGGGCATGGTTGCTGTCATGAAATATGCCAGACAACTAGCTGCTTCAAGTGATGAAAGAAATAAAAAAGTTGGTGAAAAACTTCTTGATTTGCTAAAGAAGAAATAAAGCATGAAAATTACTAAGGAATATTTAAAAGCTCTTATAAAAGAGTCTCTGCAAGAAGCAGATCTAACAGATCTAGAAGCAGTTGGAGCAGAAGAAGCATATTCTAGCGATGATGAAGAAGAAGTACGCCATGTACGCGGTATGCTAGAAAAAGAACGCGAAATTAATGTAGACAGAATAGATGTAATGATGGCAGATCTAGCTACCCTAGCTTCTACCTTCAAACAACAAAACGGTGACCCACAAGTTCTACAATTGATAGAAGATAGCATAAGCAATTTACAAAAAGTACAAACACTTATTTAATAAGATACCCGCACTGCCTCTGCCCCCTGCTGTATGGCGGCACGCCCACTGTTGGCGGGTTTTTTATTGCTTTTATGACTATATATTTTAAAGGAGAAAACTATGAAAATAACTAAAGAATATTTACGAGAAGTCATTAAAGAATCATTAACAGAAGAAGCTTCATATGGTTCTATTTTAAAATTTTATAGAGATACGCCAAAAGAATTAGCAGAAATGCTTTATAATGAAGATTATAGAGCGCTTATGGAAGCTTGTGAGCGTGCTTTTATGCATACCTATGGAGTAACAGTAGAAAATTATTTATTAGATAATTCTAAACCTGAATAGTGTCTTATGAATCGCCAATGCCTTGTACAATTGGGTGATTTTGTTCGTGTTCGTAAATACGAAGATGTTTATGGATATGTTAGCGGCATAGACAGAGAAGAATATACTGGTACTTATTATATAGAGATCGATAGGGGGGTGGATAAGGAGCCGCTTTATCTATATGATGACCAATTAGAAGTTATACCTATTATAAAGGAATAAGCATGAATCAAAATGAACTTGACCGCTTGGTTGACATAGCCAAAGCGTTTGTACTATTATGTGTAGCTGGCGGCATCATCTGGTTGCTATGGAAAGCTATATAATATGAGTGATAAAGAAAAAAGGGAATTAATTGATGTACTTAATTTGATATTTTGTGCCGGTCTTGGAGCTATTTTAATACTTACTGCTTTTTTTGGCAGCATATATTGGAAGAGTGTTAAACCGCCTCCGCGATATGCTAACACATTACAAAGGGATATAAATCCATGATAAATTGGAAAAAAATTGTTTCGGGCCTCGCGGCCCTTTTTTTGTTTTCTGGTATTGTGCCAGCCGCCATTCACAAGCCTCTTGCTTGGGAAAAAGATCATCCAAAGCGTTATCGTTGGAGTGATCATGTGCGTGAACAAATCTATCGTAATTTTGAGATCCTTGATCGTGTTCAGGATATGGATTTGTTCTGTCCAAATTTTTATAAACTAAATCGTGATGAACAAGTGGATGTTTGGGCGCAGCTTATATCTATGATGAGTTGGTATGAAAGCGGTTGGAATAAAAAAGCCCGCATGGAAGAACCAAGCTTGGGAATAGATCGTGTTACTAGAAAAACTATAGCCAGCGAAGGATTGCTACAATTGAGTTATGAAGATTCTTACTGGAGAAATTATTGTGATTTTAATTGGACACAAGATATACAATTTGAAGATGATGATATAAGAAAAACAATATTTGATCCATATTTTAATTTATCATGTGGCATAGGGATACTTACTGCACAAATAAAACGTCATGAAAAAATAGTTGTAAAAAATGGTGCTTATTGGGCAGTGATCAAAAAAGATCATCGGAATAATAAAGTGCCGCAAATAAGAAGAAAAATTATGGAATGGGACATGTGTAAAATTAAACTATAATATGTTATAATATGCCAGTGACAAATCAAATAAAAATTATTATTGTTGCTATTTGTTTAGTAAGCAATGGAATATTTGCTGCTTTTTTATCTAAAGCAATAAGAGATGGTTTATATGGATGGTATTGGTCTTATTTAACTAGCTTTATAAGTGCTAGTATTTTTGCTTATCAATTAAGAGCTAATATTTTACCACTAACATTGATGTCGGTGTTCCAAACTTTCTTCTTTCATGCAGCTTGGTATTCTACAGCATTTATTATTCTAAGCAATGAGTTACAAGGTCATAAATTAGTTGGTTTGTTGATGGCATTTGCAGGTATGATTATTATGAGTTTATAAGGAGATATATATGTCTAATTTAACAGCTATGCAAGTACAAAGTGCAAAAAATGTTGCTTGTGAAAAATGCAGTAATGAAGTATTTAATCAAACGTTTGTAATAAAACATGTTTCTGGATTGGTTACCGAGACAGGTAAGGATATGATGGCACCAATTCCTATTTTCTCATGTGCTAAATGTGGAAATGTTAATAGTGTATTTGTTAAAGACTTAAATATTAAATCTGATAATAGCACTACTGAAATTATGCACGTCCAAGTATAGTAAGGGCTTTACCTGCGGAGCAAGAGCTAGTATGATGTACGTGCTATGGAGGCACTATGAAAGTTCTAGCTCTTTCTTCTTCTTATGAACCGCTTGGTGTTATTACTTGGGAAAAAGCGGTTACATTAGTATTTCTAAACAAAGCAAATATCGTAGAAGAATACGATGCTTATATTAAGTCACCATCAATAAAATTAAAAATTCCTGCTGTTATTGCATTTAAAAATAATAAAAAAACATGGCATAAACAATCAATCCGTTTTTCTAGAAAAAATGTTTGGGTACGAGATGAAGGTTTATGTCAATATTGTGTTAAAAAAGTTTCTTTAAGCACTTTTACAATAGATCATATTGTTCCCAAAAAAGATGGCGGAAAGACTGTTTGGGAAAATGTTGTTGTTTCTTGCTATTCTTGTAATCAAAGAAAAGGTGAGAAAAGTCTAAAAGAAATAAATTTTAAACTATTTAAAGTACCAAAAAAACCAAACAAGCTTCCATACATTCAAGAAATTAATAGTGAATATTATGGCTTAAATAATATTCCAGAGTGTTGGAAATTTTATTTAGAAAGAATTTAATGTTTATCACCGCTATAGATACTGAGACAACTGGGTTGGATTTAAAAAAGCATGAAATAATTCAATTAGGTATTATTGAATATGAACTAAAAGATAATGCAGATTTAATCTGTCTTAAAAAACATGAATTTAAAATAAAACCTAGCAATATTTTAGCTGCTTCACCAGAAGCATTAAATATTAATGGTTATAATGAAAATGATTGGAAAAATTCTATTTCTTTTGTTAAATGTTTTAATATTTTAGAAGAAATATTTAGTAAATCAGATCATTTAATTGGTCAAAATTTAATTTTTGATTTACGTTTTATTTCCAAACAATATTGGAAATATGGCATAAAGTTTCCTAAAATTCCAAAATATATTGATACAAAAAGCATGGGTCAACAACTAGTTAATGAAGGAAAACTAAAATCATGTTCAATGGATAGCATGTGCAAATATTTTAATATTAAATACAGTGGAAGGGCGCATACTGCTTTAGCGGATTGCGAAAGAACAGTAATAGTGTGGGAACAGTTGATGAAGTATACAGAAAATAAGTATTTCACTTTTGAGGAACCATACGATGCTTTTAAAAAAATTAATAATGCCGGATAAATTATCGTCAAAAGATATAGAACAAATTGTTTATGTTTTTACAAAAATGTCAAGTTCGGCTAGAAATGACTTTCTATCTCAGCTTATGATAGATCATCCAGATCATTACAGAAGGATTTATAAAAATATAAATAAGAAAAAAATAGATGCTATAGCTCAAGCATAATACTAAATAATATTAGGGGGCTGTTCTCCCAGAGGAAATATTAATGTTCTTACCTCCTAAGAAAGAAAAAAGAAAAGAATTACTACTAGAATTACCAAATTATTACGAAGAATATCAAAAATATATACAAAAAAAAGAAAAAGAAGATAAAAAAGAAACAGTAATCCACATCCAAATATACTAATTAATTAAGATTTTATCTATCCTAAGAACTACTTATGACATAGTGCATAAGTAGTTTTTTTATTTATAATGAGCAATTTATTATTTGAAAATATTAGTCATGAAGACTTGAAATTTTATATTCAAGAATACTATAATTTTGCCAATAATTTATTAAATTTGAAAAGGAAACCTAAAGTTACTTTAAAAAAAGATAAACAAAATTCAAAAGATATACTAGGAAAAACAGGTTATTATAATCCAGAAACAGAAGAAATTTGTCTTTTTATAACTGATAGGCATGGTAAAGATGTACTTAGATCTTTTGCACATGAGCTAATACATCATGATCAAAAGCTAAATGGCTTTAATGACAATCTAAACATATCCTTAACTGCTTCTGATCCTTCTTATATGTTACATGATGAAGGATTAAAAGAAATGGAAAGAGATGCGTTTGAGCGTGGAAATATGATGTTTCGTACTTGGACAGACACAATGAAAATGGAGAAAAAAAATATGTTTAAAAAAAATAAAACAACTCTCAATGAAGCTTCTAAACCAGATTTCTTAGATTTGGATAATGACGGCAACAAAAAAGAGCCAATGAAAAAAGCTGCTAAACAAGCAAAAAAAGGTAAAAAAGAAATGAAAAAGGAAGATATGGACAGACTACATGAAATTGAAGATTTAGATAAGTTAATAAAAAGAAGTTCTGCTCCACATAAAGGCGGTATGAGTATGTATCGCCCTGATGAAGAAGAAGAGGACAAAAGGCAAGATTTAGATACTGGTGAAGAAGCCAGTGCAGATGATTTAAAAGATTTAGAAATAGATGATGATGAAGGTGTAGAAGAACCAGAAGAAATGCCAGTACGTGGTAAGCGTTCCAAGGTAGATCCATATGATAGCGCTATGGCATTTGATATAGCCGATAAAGAAAGAGAAGCCAGAAGACGTGCTGCAGCAAGAGCCGAAGCAGATGATGCTCCAATGATGTCTGATGAAGAATTAGAAGCGTTAATAGCTAAAAGAAAAGCAGAAAGAGAAGAAATAGACGCGGAAATTGCTGCATATATTGCACGTCTAGAAGCTTCAGATGTACCTGAAGAAATGCAAGAAAGCAAAAAAAATCCATATCCAACTCTTTTTGAATCCCGCGAGCGTTTATTAAATGAAGCATTTAAAACTAAAGAAGAAAGAGTTTATAATGAACTAATTCGTCGTTTTATTAAAAAATAATGCCTAGGGACTTTACAATAAATATTGATCCTTCATGGCTCAGTGGTAGTTCTGGAGGAACCACTGTTTACAGGCCGTTTATTCAGCATGTAAACAGTGTTCCATCTTTAAAGAATACAAATACGCCATATAAAATATTTGTTGGTGATAAGGAAACATAAAGTGGAAAATTTACTTTTTGAAAGATCAATTAGAAGTTTATATGAAAATGGTAAGCTATCTTTTAAAAATTTAAAAGAGGCTTTATCAAAAACTTCTAATTTTGTTCTAGAAAAACAAGAACTTCCAAAAGGTAAAAAAGTTTTATTATCATATAATATTAAAGAAGGAAAATTGTTAATTGCTAACAACCCTTCAGAAATAAAAGAAAAATATAAAAATATTAATGAATATTTAAAAACTTGTGAAAATTTAAAAGAAGAAATATTTTATTCTTTAAATAACTTAGAAAAAAATATTAATAGTATGAATCAAGAAGAACAAGAAAGTATATTTGGTTCTGATAACAATATTTTTTATACAATAGAAATAATTTTAAAACCTGATAATGCTTTTAACTATAATACTAAACATTTTAATGTTTTACCAGATGGTCATGGAGAATATGATAAATCTGGTAAAATGATAGTTAAAGAAGTTACAATACAAGTTAATAAGTTTAATGATCTTTTAACTGAATGGCAAAATAAATTAAAATATGAAAATTATACAAATGAAGTAGCTGCCATAAGAAAATTAAGAGAACACGAAAATCAAGAATATTATAATTATGCTGTAAATAAAATTGACAATTCATTGAGTAATACAAACTCATATATTGGAAATAGTAAGTTTGTTCTTGGTGATGATTCTACAATAGATGATTACATACTTTCAAGGGTATATATATTATTAAACGCTTTATTAGAAAAATCTAATACTGGTTCATATAATCCTTTATCAAAAATGAACATTGCTAAAAGAGTATTAGGTATTAAAGGAATAGGTAGTCAAGATATTTATAATAAACTTGAAGTACCACAAAGAGAATATATTAGAAATAATATCTTAAATGATTTTAGTAAAAAAGAAATATTAAAAAATGCTATTAAACCAATAGAAGAAATTATAATAAATTATTCTATAAATTTATTAAAAACTATTCAAGCATATATGTTATTGACTAATAATACATCATTTAATCGATTGAACAAACAAATTAATAATTCAATTAATTATATTAATACTTCTAATTCATTTTTAGGATTAAAAAATGAGTTAAAAAATTTAAAACACTTAGATAAATATACTAATAATAAAGAATTTTCTTTTTATTATGACGGCGAAGTTTATAAACCATCAGGTTTTTATAAACCAATAAATGAATTATTAAATGTTTTTAAACCTTTTACAGAATCATCTTTAGAAAAAAAAGTTATAGATGAAAATAATATTGAAAAAATAATTAATGAAACCATTACTAAGCGTGGTAATAAATATTGTTTATTATCAAAAAAAACAAAAAGAAACTTAGGATGTTATAATTCTAAACAAGCTGTTCGTAATAGAGAAAAACAAATTAATTATTTTAAAAGTGTAAAAGAGATGTCAACAGCCGGTGGAGCTTCTTCAGCAGCGCAAGGTTATGCTGTAAAAAAACAAGATTTGGAGTCTTAACAATGGAACAAACAGAAGAATTAAGAAGTTATATAAAAAATATTTTATTAAAAATTCGTAAAGAACAAAAAGATAATTTACGTGTTGAACTTCGTGAAGAAAAAGCTTTAAGAAAATTAATACGTAAAATGTTAACAGAAGTTAAAGAAACTGCTCCTCATGAATCTACTGGCATTAATTTGCTGGCTAAACTATTAGATAATATTATTCCTGTTATTGAAACAGGTTATAAGAATCTTACTACAGACTTATCTCAGCGTAAATCATTTAGAGCGCATGTTATGAAAGCAACACAAAATTTATTATCTACTGCCTCTGTATATTTTAATGATGATGATAAGAACACCAAAGAACCTGCTCAAACAGGAGCACCACAAGAAGAATTAGAAGAACAAGATACAGATCCAAAGAAAAAGATGTTTATTGATATTAAACGAGATGAAAAAGTTGCTGCTGCAGAAGCAGAAAAAGACCCAGAAAATGCATTTCAGCCAATCGAGGGAGAAGACACGACCGGTAGAGCATTTGCCTTAGAGACATTTAAGAAAATCCAAAAACAAACTTTAGAATCTTATTCTCTTTTATCAAACCCAAGTGATCGCAAAACGTTTTATAAATATTTAATAACAAATCTTGGTTTATATTTTGATCAATTTGAAGACGAATTGAAAACAATTGTTCCCGAACCAACAACTCCAGAATATGAAGCTGAGAAACAGAAAAAGAAAGCTGAATTGGAAGCAAGTGCTGAAACTGCAGTTGCGCCTGAGACTGCACCAGAAACAGCTGAACAACCAACAATATAATATTTTTTATCATTCGTAAAGCATAGTATAGAAAAAAAGTGTTGTTAAGAAACTAAAAAGGAAAATTTATGAACCCAGCAAGAAGAAAAAAACTTTATAGATTAGAATTGGCAGAGCAGCAAAAAACTGAAATTTTAACTGTAAAAGAAAAAATAGAAGAAAAAATAGAAGAAAAAAAACCACAAGTTGAAGAAATTAAACCAGAACCACCTGTAATTACTGAAGTTAACGAGACAGTTCTTACTAAGAAAAAGAAAGTAGTTAACGAACCAGTATAATATGTTATAGTGGTTGTATAATGACTAATAAAACATATAAACAAATTGGTGAAGAAATTGGTAGTTTAGTAGATAAAAAAAATGCAGCATATGGTAGTTCTTTCGCTGAATGTCACAAAATATTGAGCGTCCTATATCCTAATGGTATTCAACCAGAACAATATACGGACGCTCTTGCTATTATTAGAGTAATAGATAAATTATTTAGAATAGCTAATAATAAAAATGCTTTTGATGAATCTCCTTGGAATGATATAGCAGGTTACGCTATCTTGGGAGTTGCTAATGATTTATCAAAGAAAAATAAATAAAAACTATAATATATATTCTACTATTAGAGACTTAAGAAATCAAAATAAAAGTAATGATTATTTTGAAATTATGGTTTCTAATTTATCATTAGAAGAATTAATAGCTCTTAAATTAGAATTAGTATATAAAAGTATTGGTGTTCCTTTGTATGGTTTACCACTTTGGCAATCTATGCCTAATTTATGTAGAGAGGCATTACTTAAATATTCTATATCAATTACTAGGTCAAAAACCGAGGCTGCTAGATATTTAGGATTACAGTATGGCAGATTCAAAAAGATATTAAAAAAATATAATTTAGAACACTGCTATCAACCAACAGAGAAAGGAGATGAAACATATGTCACTAATAACAGAATCCCAACTAAAGAAAATATATCCTAAAATATCAGCAGATAAATTAAAATTATATACTGATGCTTTTAACAAAGTATTTCCAGAATTTGCTATCAATACACCAAAAAGAATCGCAGCATTTCTTGGTCAAGTAGGAGTCGAAAGTGGTGAATTAAAATACGACAAAGAATTACCATCTAAATATAATAAAGCAGATCCAAAAAACGCTGCTGAACCAACTGGTACTCTTTATGAAGGTAGAAAAAATCTTGGCAATACAGAAGCTGGCGACGGTCCAAAGTTTATTGGTCGTGGTGTTCTTCAATTGACAGGTCGTGCTAACTATACTACTATGTCTAAAAAACTAGGAGTAGATCTTGTTAATAATCCAGAATTAGCTTGTCAACCAGATATCAGCACCAGAATTGCTTGTCAATATTTTAAAGATCGTAATTTATTAGAACTAGCTGATGCATGGAATCTTGATGAAATTACTCGCAAAGTAAACGGTAATGCAAAACTTCATCACGATATCCGTGTTAAATACAGCGAATCAGCATTAAAAGAACTAGGGGGATAACTAGGTTTCGACACTGAAAACAAAATATAGAGTGCAAGAAGTCTGAGTAATTGATAGACTATAATAAACAATTACAAAACAGTAAACGCCAACGATAATGTTGAGCTTTCTGATTACGCACTAGCTGCTTAATTAGTTGGGTTGGTAACTTACCTAGAAACAGAAAAGTTACAACGTTGTAAAAAATGGTTACCCTACTTGTTGTAGGTGGATCCGATTCTCATTAAGGATGGTTGGAAATTTATGAGATATTTTGTTAAATTAGAAAATTTAACTAATCTTGTGAATGACTTTATACTAGTAATTGGTGGACGCGAGTTCGATTCTCGCTATCTCCAAATTTTTATTAGGTAGTTGGCTTAGGGGTAGCCATCTTTAATGAGTGAGCCAAAATCCAATTCAAAAAAGATATAGTCCGTTAACAGCGGGAGAAAAAACGAAAGCGCTGACGAAGGTTTTTGATGAACCCTGTAGATAATCAAAAACTGGAGGCTATTCTCAATGTCTATATTATGAACCTTGTGTTGGTTGGGGAATAGGAAAAGATCACGATTGTAACTCAATCAAGGGATCGCTCTTTGGTGTCATAACACGCCTAATTTTTTGAGGTTTTATGAAAAAATCTAAAATTAGTCATTGGAATTATAGAGTATTTAAAAGAATAGATAATAACTTTAATGAAGAATATAGTATAATAGAAGTATATTATGATTTAAGCGGTAAACCAGTAGGGTATACTGATTATCAAATACCTTGGGGTGAATCTTCAAAAGAATTAAAATATGATATATCTATGATGTTAAAAGCGTGTAGACATCCAGAACTAACAGAAGAAGACTTTAAAAAGAAAAGGAAAAAACATGTCAGACCAAAATTGGATAAATGAAAGATATGTAAATACTTATGAAGAAGCTGCTTCACTGAAAAAAAGCTTGCAGTTGTCTGAGAAGGCTGCTACTATGCAGTTTAAAATTAAAAGATGTGGTGAAGAAAAAAGTCAATACGTTGTTAAATCCAGAGTAGATCCAAGTTTAGTAAATGCAGTAAAAGAAGTAGAGCAACAAGTAGCTGCAACAAAAGATAAAACCAGTAAGAAGAAACTAACCAAAAAATAGGTGACATATGTTTAAACTTGTTAAGCGTATTGAAGAAGAAAAAGAAGATTCTCCAAAGCGTAAAACAAGAGAACGGGATGAAGACAATCTTGAGGTTACTGCTGATGACAGCAGTATATATTTTTATACAGAAGTTTCTAAAGAAAGTGTATTAACCTTAAACAAATCTCTTAAAGAAATGAGTAATGATCTTATTTATACAGCTAATGTATTAGATATACCATTACCAGAAATTAAACTTCATATTAATAGTCCCGGTGGCAGTTTGTTTGATGGACTAGCGGCAGTTGACTATATTCGTAAATGTAAAGTTCCAGTGCATTCTATTGTAGAAGGTTCTGCTGCTAGTGCTGCAACATTAATAAGTGTCATGGCACACAAGCGCTCTATTAATAAACATTCTTATATGCTTATTCATCAATTGTCCTCTGCATCATTTGGAAAATATGAAGAGCTAGTAGATGATATGCAAAATAATAATAAATTGATGACAGCTATAAAAAATATTTATCTTTCTAAAACAAAAATCCCAGAAAAAATACTAAAAGATGTTTTAAAAAGAGATATTTATTTTGATGCTAAAGAGTGTTTAAAATATGGTTTAGTAGATAAAATTAATGATTAAACTTTATCCCTCTAATTACTTTAGAGGGTTTTTTATGAAAAATAACAAAAGTATAAAAACATCAGTTTGGAAAATAGCCGCAGGTTTTAGTTTGCTTGCTCTAATTATATCGTTAATTACTACTAGTTTATTAGTTTTTAGAACTAGACATATAGAAATGGCTTGCCAAATTATAGCTATGGATATGGAAAATAGATTAATACATTATAACTGTATAGAAAAAGAAAAATAA